TTTAAATTAACAAACATAGCAAGTGGTTCTCAAAGTGCATCAATCCAAATATCAGGTAATGGTACTGTAGGTGGTGCTGCATATATAGATTTTTTAAAAGTAACTAATACAGCGTCAGGTTCTATAGATCCAAATAAATCATTTAGAATAAATAACGTAGGCGCTTGGGAAGTAATGAATAGTGCTTATGATACTATTATCTTTTCTCTTACAAATGCTGGTGTATTAAACACTCCAGGTGGTGGTGTCTCAGATAGAAGAACTAAAGATAATATTAATTATATTATTGAAGATGCTATTTATATTATAAATCAATTACAACCAGCAGAGTTTGAATTTAAAAATAATTTAGGAGTAAAACGTCGTGGTTTTATAGCTCAAGATGTTTTAGAAATAAAACCTGATTTAGTATTAGGTGATGGTAGTAAAGAAAATGGTACTTATGGTTTAGATTATGATGGTATATTAGCTTTAACTGTAAAAGCTTTACAAGAAGCAAATACTAGAATAAATAAATTAGAAAAAACGATAGAAGAGTTAAAGAATAAATAATCTTATATATTTATAGATATATGGCAAACGTCCTATCAAAATCAAACATTGCAAATAGTAATATTATTGAAGCATGGCAAGTATCACAATCAGTAGATGCTTTTACAGGTACAGCAGCTTATGATATCACAATTTCAGGCTCATTAACAGTAACAGGTTCACAAAAAATATCAGGTTCTATATCATCATCTAATGGTGCTAATACTATAGGTTTTCATGGTACTTCATCTTGGGCAGTATCTGCTTCTTCTACTGTAAGTGCTTCTTATGCTTTAAGTGCATCATATGCTTTAAGCAGTTCATATGTTTTAAGTAGTTCATATGCTTTAAGCAGTTCATATGCTTTAAGCTCATCAACATCAATTAGTTCGTCATATGCTCTTTCTGCTTCTTATGCTTTAAGCAGTTCATATGCTCTTAATTCAATAACAGCTTCTTATATTAATCCTGCTTCTGTAATTCCTTTAAAATTCGCCCCTAGTTATTTACTAGTTAGTAGTGCAACATACCCACCTTCAACCCCTTATAGTATAATAGGAGCCTCACCAACAAATCTTTACATATCTGCTTCTTCTGTTGTAGGTTTACAATTTACCTCAACTAACGTAACAGATGGACAAATAATTAATTTTAATCCTTTTTGGGAATTTCCCGATATAACTACAGCTTTAATAGCAATAACAGCATCAGTAAATGTTTATGGTATAAATGGAGGAACTAGTTTAGTATCTCCTGGTATTCCTAAAACTTTAGATCAAATAGGAGTAGCATCTACTATTAAAAGTTTTACTTTCCAATATATAAACACCCCAGGAATAACTTTCCCAGCAGCAGGTTGGTATTTAATTAATATAAACCAAAACTAATAATATTTACAAACAACAAACAATATAACATGGAAAAAATAGTTTTAACAACAGACGAGTTACAATCACTTAAGAATTTTCAATCAACAAGAAGCCAAATTATCAATGATTTTGGTATTATTGAGTTTCAAATCCAAGAATTAAAAACACAAAAAGAAATGCTTGTAGGAGCATTAGCTAACTTAAAAGTAGAAGAAAATAAAGTTAGTCAAGAACTACAAGAAAAATATGGAGAAGGAAATATTGATTTAACTAGTGGAGAATTTGTTAGTATAAGTTAATTTTTAAACCCTTCTGTCATATTTATTACAGAATAAAACAAACTAATAAATAAACAACATGGCAGAAACATTAATATCTCCTGGTGTATTAGCGATAGAAAACGATCTATCGTTTATTACCCAGCAACCGGTAACCGTAGGCGCAGCTATCATCGGTCCAACAGTTAAAGGTCCTGTAGAAGTTCCTACAATTGTTACTTCTTATAGTGATTATCAAAATAAATTTGGTACTACTTTTTTAAGTGGTAGTCAGGTCTATTCTTACTTTACTTCAATTGCAGCTTATAACTACTTTAACAATGGTGGTCAAACACTATTAGTTTCTCGTGTAGTAAGTGGTACTTTTAGTGAAGCAACTACTGTAACAGGAGTTAATGGTACTAATGGTATTATAAATTCAACTAGTTTAACAACAGCCTCATTAACTATTAGTAGTGCAAGTTTAGCTCCATTTATTAATCCAACAGGTTCATTTATAGTAAACGGTATTACAATTAATATAACAGGAAGTACAGTTCCAACAAACACAGCAACTACTATTTTCTTAGCTTCTGGTTCAACACCAGCAAATACAGTTACTGCTATTGTAACAGCATTTAATGTTAGTAAATCAATTGCTCCTTATAGTACTACATTACAATATATTACTGCAAGTGCATCAGGTTCAACAGGATTAATTTTTAATTCTACAACAGGTGTTTCTGGTAAAACTGCTAATTTATATTATGCAACCTCAGGTAGTACTACATCTTTTTTTACTGGTGGTACTGATACTCCTGCTTTAATATTATCTACACTTTCAGAAGGTGCTATTATGAATAGTACAGGTAGCGAAGATGCTAGTGGTTCATTAGATAGTGGATCAGCAGATAACATCAGATGGTCAGTATCTAATAGTGATACTACTGCAGGTACTTTCTCATTAGTAATTAGACAAGGTGATGATAACACAAATAATCAAAGTGTATTAGAAGTTTGGACTAATTTATCAATGGATCCTACAGCTCCTAACTTTGTAACTAAAGTAATAGGCGATTCTCAATCAAATTATAATGCTTCAACTAACCAAATTGAAGTATCAGGTTCAACTCCTAACTTCTCAAGATACGTAAGAGTAAAATCAATATTAACCCCAACACCATTCTATTTTGATAACACAGGTATTGCAAAAACACAATTTACAGCTTCTATCCCAACAAACGGAAGTGGTTCATTTGCTAATGCAGTGGGTGATTTATTTGGTGCTGGTGCTGCTTATTATGATACAATTATAAATGGTAATAACTCACAAGGTATTCCAAGTGCTAGTTATGATAATATGATCGATTTATTATCTAATCAAGATGATTATAGATTTAATGTAATAACAGCTCCTGGTTTATTTAATTCATTACAAGCTTCTCAAACTACAACTATTATCAATAATACTCAAAACAGAGGTGATAATATTTTTATATTAGATTTAGTTCCTTATAATGTAAATGCTATTGCTTCAGTAACAGCACAATCAAATTCAAGAAATACTTCATATGCTGCTTCATACTGGCCTTGGGTTCAAACAATTGACCCAGATTCTGCTCAACGTGTTTGGGTTCCAGCTTCAACAATGGTAGCAGGTGTATATGCATACAACGATAACGTAAGTGAGCCTTGGTTTGCACCAGCAGGTATTAATAGAGGTGGTTTATCTACAGTTATTAGAGCTGCTCAAAAATTATCACAAACTCAAAGAGATACTTTATATAATAATAAAATTAATCCAATTGCAACCTTTCCAGGAACTGGAGTTGTAGTATACGGACAAAAAACATTACAAACTAAAGCATCTGCATTAGATAGAGTAAACGTAAGAAGATTATTAATTTCATTAAAATCATATATTTCTCAAGTTGCAAATAACTTAGTATTTGAACAAAATACAATTGCTACAAGAAACCAATTCTTATCTCAAACAAATCCATATTTAACATCAGTACAACAAAGACAAGGTTTATATGCTTTTAGAGTAATTATGGATGATAGTAACAATACTCCAGACGTAATTGATAGAAACCAATTAGTAGGTCAAATTTATTTACAACCAACTAAAACAGCTGAATTCATTTACTTAAACTTCAACATTTTACCTACAGGAGTAAGTTTCGGTTAATTCTTTAAAAACACAATATTTATAACAAAACAATAAATAACTAAACAAAATGGCAGTATTAGATCCAAACGAAATATTTTTCACAGCCTTTGAGCCTAAACAACAGAATAGATTTATTATGTATGTTGACGGTATACCTTCGTATATAATTAAGGGAGTAAACGCTGTAACACTAACCCAAGAAGCAATTGCTCTTAATCATATAAACGTACAACGTTTCGTTAAAGGTAAATCTAAATGGGGAGAAATTCAATTAACATTATTTGATCCGATCACTCCATCAGGAGCTCAGGCAGTAATGGAATGGGTACGTTTACACCACGAATCTGTAACAGGTAGAGATGGTTATTCTGACTTCTATAAGAAAGATTTAACAATCGATGTTTTAGGTCCAGTAGGTGATATTGTTTCAGAATGGATTATCAAAGGTGCTTTAATTACAAATGCTAACTTTGGTGATTATAGCTGGGATAATGAATCTGCAGCACAAAATATTCAATTAACTGTACAACCAGATTATTGTATCTTAAATTTCTAATTAAGAAAAATA